AAGGAGGGTCTCTGGCGAGATGTTGTACTGCATAATAAGGTGAGGGTAGAGACTATTAAGGTCAAAAGACACAACCCAATCATACTTTCCAGGAATCGGTTCCTTGACATAAGCGCCTGCGTATTTGGAATCTTTGTCAGAACGTTCTTTGGGCGGAATTACGATATTTTTTTTCTTTAAGTAATTGTAAATAATCGCATCCCACATACGAACCTGAAAGAACACATCATTATAGTTTACCTTGGCGTCATATGCCATCGTAACGGCAAGTTCAATAAGTTTCATCTTGTCTTCCATGCGGTCAACAAGTTCCACGTCAATGATGTTATATTCTACAAACTTCTGCCACCCATTAGTATAGAAGTCTTTAAAGGTATCAAACTCAGAGTGATCTAGTTTCTTCTGCCCAAGTTCTACACTAGCTATGTAGTCTAGACGATAGGATTCTTGTGCTTTATATGTAAACTTTTTGTAAAGGTTAAGATAATCAAGTTGAGTAATACCACCAACATCATACGCGATGTGTTTTCTTCCCATAATAACAGTCTCACGTTCTGTCACCAATCCCCATGGTGACATACGCTTCATCAATTTCTCACCCAGAATACGATCAATACGACGAACCAAATACGGAATATCATACAGTTCACTGTTCCAACCAGTGATAACTTCTGGTGTATTATCCTCGATCATCCACCAACTAATGAAGTCATTCAGAAGTTCATACTCTGTTCTGAAACCTTTATAGATAACATTCTTTTGCTTGTTATTGAAAGAACCACGACCCCAAGTGCGAATCTGCTTGGTTGCATAATCTTGAACAGTAATCAGAAGAACTTCTTCTGCAGCAGAATCTACATCAGGGAATCCATTCTCTGATGCAACCTCAATATCAAGAGTGGCAATCTTAATCTTACTAGTATCAAACTTAATCTCTTCTTCCGGATACATATCAGAAATATATTGATAGATGTATCGATCATTTCCGTAGATCTTAAAGTTTTCTACACCCTCATACTTCTTTATAAAGTCTCTACAGTCACGAACAGTGCCTGGTTCTACAGATTCAACATACTCCCCTTCCAAAGTCTTGTATTTTGTTTCCTTATTAGAAGGAACAAACAATGTTGGATAAAACTTTTCTCTGGTTGCAAAGTGCTTCCCATTCTCATAACCCCTCACCAGAAAGTGATCCCCGACCATCTGAACATTGGTGTAAAATCTCATTATGCAGTCTCTGGTGTCGAATGTGAGTTTCGTATTTTTCAGTATGTATTATAGCATCCTTTCCCCAAAACTGCTCATAGGCAGCAATAAACATTGAAAAGTAATGCCAATGATTTTTAGGGGTATACTGTGGTGAAAGGCAGACAAAAATATGATCAAAATTATAATCTTCGAATATGTAGTCTTCTCTTTCCAAGTTTTGATAATTTCCAATAAGATCTTTATTAAATTTATTTCTTTTCTTATTAGAACTATTTTCATTCCCAATCCAAGTAAAAGAATTTAATTTATCTTTACTCATAAGCCATGCTCCCCAGTTCCCCTCATGAACTAGATCGTGTTTGACTATTCCATAATATTCTTCTTTCAAAGCATTATCATACGGCATGTCTGTAATGTATTCTCCACCAAAGACATCATCATGATGATCTATATTAATCAAATCAATATTAGTAAAACCATCTATACTAAAAAGTATAGAATCATGTTCATATCCAAAAGAAACACTATCACAATTTTTTAATGCCTTTAAAAAAGTTTTATAACAATATAAAAGATTTGCTTGATTGATTTCAAAATGACTCTCTTTAAAAGAAACATTATCAAATAACTGTTCCCATCTCAAAGATGCATTATTATCAAAATGAATACCATTATACACTTCTATAGATGGTTCCATTATGTAATCTAAATCAATGCTTAAAACTTTCATACTTATCAACTAAATTTTTTTTCGGTTCTGCGATTGTAAGTATCTTATCAGAATGAATCATAAATTCTTCTTGATCGGTATATTCACCAAACCAACTAACTAAATTTTCACCGTCTATTAAGAGTGGTTTATTTAATCTACAGTCAGGTTCACCCAACTCAGATCCAACTTCATCAATCTGCGATAAAAGAATCTGTTTGTTCGTTAATACTATTAGTTTCAGATTTGTCATTTCTTTCCAAATACATCGTTTTAATTTCGTCTATTGGTTCAACCACAGTGACAATCCAATCTGGTCTTACCGGAACTTGTTTATCTTTTGAGAAAACAATCCAAGGGATCAAAGATAATTGAACATCATTGTGACCGCCAGAATCTTCAGTAAGAACTATTTGATCAATATATTCAATTCTATGAGGATCTTCAAAAAGATATCCAACAATAGTTTCTTCAGAGATAAGTTCTTTAATGTCAGCAATGACATTTTCCCCAGATTTCAATAAAGCAATTTTTACACTCATTGTAGTTCCAATCCTATTATAATTATAACAATAAAAAAGGGAGGCGTCAACTGGATTGTGCCAGTTACCTCCCCGTCTGCGCCGACGATATTCAGTTTTATTTATCAGGAAGTATCAGGGTAGAACGGCGGCGAGCGTTCCCCCAAAGAAAAGAGTCATTGCTGTTCCCAATGTTAAGGTGGCGGTTGTGAAATTCATCGTCTCCTCCATAGGTCTAAATTATATAGTCATTATGTATCATACTGATACAAAAGTCTGTCACAACCGCTACTGATTTCTACTCAATTGTATTGATTTAAAGATAGTCTTTACGTTGATGATGTTCTGGAACAATCTTACCTAGTTCAATAACTAAGAGCCCATCCTCAAATTCAACTGATCTAACTTCCGTTTCATCTGATAAGGTCCATGCTCTTGTGAAAGATCGTTGAGCCATTCCTCTGTGGAGATACTCTGTTCCAGATTCTTTATCTTCTTTTTGTCCTTCAACAAAAAGTTTACCGTCTTGAGTGTAGACATTGACTTCTGCCTTCTTAAATCCTGCTAGTGCGATTTCAAGTCTTGACTCTACGTTGCTGACTTGAACCAGATTATATGGCGGATAATTCGATGTGGTTTCGTGGAGTTTAAACACACGATCGAAGTATTCGTCGAGACCAATACTGTTTCTATTTATACGGTCTAGCAGGGCAGGAAGATCCGCTGCGGTATAACGCATGAGATTTGTCATTTTTCTTAGCTCCTTGTAAAAGCGAGTTTGTGTTGTGTGGACCCTTACGGCATCCACTACTAATTATACAAGAAAGCATAAAAAAGGGAGTGTTGAACTCCCTACAAAATCATTCGGTTTCTTCTACACGCTTCTTCTTGGAACCAATATTGTATTTGGTTTCCAGGATCCAATCACCTTTATCCTTATAAGCAAGGACCTTGATTTGATTCAGGGGAGCAATATCCTGAATCTTGGTAACATCCACAATACCAATCAGACCCCAATCAGCAAGCAACTGAGCAATGCGATTGCGTCTTTGGACATCATTCACAGTCAGGTTTGCGTGCTTACCATCAAGGGCAAACAGTTCCTTAAAGTGAACCAGATAATACCGTCCCTGTTTGTGGAGAATATGACAACTCTGATAGATCTTTTTCTCCTTTCTAGATGCAACTCCGATTCTTGTAAGTGTTTCACGCACTTTCAAAAAATCATCGGGTTCACTCAGAACCACTTCCACCATTTGGTCGGGCGACCATTTCACCTCAGGTTCACGAACTACGCTCATTTTTTCCTCCAGTATCAAATTTTGATTTAATAAAATTAAGTTGTTCTTTTGTGAGTATCTTCAAAGCCTGCTTTGCCTTCTCATTACTATAACCATAATAAAGTTTGACATAATCAAGATCTTTGATTTTATCTTGTCGGATCCAGGGAGAAAATCTCTTCTTTTTCCTCACAATATTTATAAAAAAATCATATTGGAGTTTCTTTGGAAGAAAGTGATACTTATTCATTTCATTGGCAAACATCAAAGTATCAATGTGCCCTGAGAAACAACGGTTTACAATATAAGGAGGATATTCCTTCTCAAGTGAAGGGTCTTCATCAATCAGATTCTGTTTCGTCTGATTGATACTGTTCAACCAATCCTTCAATTCCATAATTAAAAAGCAGTAGTTCTTTACGTTGTTTTTGCTCTCGCATATATTCGCCAACAGACCTCATTGTATAAGTAAGGTCAAACTCGGCAGCACTCCAGTTGGTAAAGCGGTCTTTGACTAACTGGTCTGAGTTATAACTAATCAACTGATCAAGACTACAAGCAGAGCAGTCAGC